AGTCAGCTAAGAATCCACCTATTTTTCGTAAAGTATTTGGGTCAGTAGAACAAGAAGCACTTGAAGCATTTGCTGCTAAAAAGAAGTTAGAGGAACAAAGATACGAACTTAAAACTTTCATTCAATTTACACATGGTCACAAAGCTTGGGATCAGTTGTTAGCAATGGAAGGTAAGATTAGAAAAGCTAGACAAGAACAGTTGTACAAGAGGCAAGAATTTAAAGATAGATGTATAGAGGGTGTATTTATACTATTTTTAATATGCACTATAATAGGACTAGGTTGGCTTGTTTGGTATCTAAAATCGATTCAGGAGTAATACATGGAAATTAGTGCATGGATGTTTTGGAATATTATATTAACATTAGTAATAGCTCCTGCTGTATGGGCATTCAGAGGACTCATACAGGAAGTAAAACGTATAGACATACTACTAAATAAAACAAGAGAAGAGTATGCTACTCGTAAAGAACTAAGAGATGATCTTACACAAGTTATGGATGCACTACACAGAGTAGAAGATAAATTAGATAAAGTATTGAGCAAGGATTAAGTAAATGGCAAAAAGAAAAATGACAGCAAGAGAAGCCAAACAAAACCTTGAACCTTTTGGTTACAAAGGTCCTGCTAAGTGGGCATCAATAGATGCTTTTGTAGAGGCTAATCCTAGAGCTAAAGCTGCAGTTACTGCTAACAAGGGTATGTTTGTACAAAGTGAAGCACTAGGTTTTTCTAATGGTGGAGCAGTAGAACCATCTGAAGAAGCTATTAAGAAACTAGCTGACTTAGTTTACTTGTCGCATAAAAATGGTGTATCTACTAAAGAGTTTAGAGCTGCAAAAGAAGCTGTTGGTATTAATCCTGATCACATGACTTTTGATGAAAACAATCGTGATCAATATAATCCTGATGCTGTTAAAGATTTACTAAATAAATATGGTTATAATTATATGAGTGGTGATCCAGAAGCATCTTTTTATGGAAATAACAAACCTGAAGACCCTATTGCTGCTGCTTTTTTTGAAAAAATTAAAAAAGAAGGAGAACCAAAGATTAATAATGATGCAGCTAATGCACTTTTTGCAGAACAAGTTATGGCTGATAAAGGTATTACTGCAGATCAAACTAGCTATGTAACTGTTACAGAAAGAGGTATGACTCTTGATGATCTTAAAAAGAAATATAAGGATAGTATACAAATTGCAAATGATGCTTGGGGTAAGAGTGGTTATGAACCAGAAGGTACAGACATATTAAATACAGTTTATTCTCCAACAAAACCTAAACCAGATCCAATACCATTACCCACTAGTATTCCAATAACACCTAATCCACAAGAAGTAGAACAAGCTAAGAAAATATTTGGAGCTGATGGTAAAGTTACATTACCTACTGGTTATCAACCTCCTAAGAAGACTGTGCCTGTTGAGCCACCTTTTTATTCTACACAACCTCTTCAGGACTTCCAACCTGCACAATCAACAACTACGCTACCATCAGGTGTAACTAAAGCACCTACTCAAATGTTTACTAATCAACAAGCTGCTCAGTTTAATCAGAGAGCTATAGATCAGGCTCAGTTAATTCAGCCACAGACATTAGCAGAAAAAACAGCTGCAGGTACAGCATCTACAATACAACAAAGAATGTTTAAAAACCCACAAGGTATGATAACTTATGTCACAGGCACAGTAGGGGTTGATGGTAAATTTACACCTACTACTGCTATACCTCCCGGTTATTCACCTGTACAAACTTTTAAGAAGGGTGGAATGCCTTTTCCTAAAAGTGGTGCATCAGGTGATCAAATAAGAGCTAAACTAGATGAAGTTCACTCTGATATAATTAATGCTTTTAGAGACGCTGAAACTGGAGAGGTTGGTACTTATATTGCTCCTGATGGAGTTAAAAGAAATGACCCTGAGCAGTCAGAAAAACAAATTAAAGCTTATCAACTATTAGACAAAGTAGGTTTTAATTTAGACGAAGATAGCTTAAAAGAACTATACAGTTTTTTAGAGCAAGAAGCACCTCACGCAGATAATTTAGAAAAAGAAGGTAACTGGCAAGATTGGGTATCTGAGGAAAATAGAAAAAATGTTTCTGGTTATGATTATGATAAAGGTGAATATGTAGGAGAGCAACCGACACCTACTCCAACACCTAGTCCAACACCAACACCAGAACCAATTCCAGATCCTACCCCAACACCAACACCTACACCTACTCCAACACCTACTCCAACACCTACTCCAACACCTACTCCTACACCTGCTCCTGCACCTGTAGAAGGAGTTACTGAAGTACCTACACAAACTTTTGGTCAGAATATAACAGATCAAGCATCTGACTTTAATCAAAGAGCAATACAGCAAGCTCAACTTATTCAACCTCAAACTCTTGCAGAGAAAGCTGCAGCAGGTACAGCAAGTACAATAGAGCAGAGGCTTTATAGAAATCCACAGGGTATGTCTACATACATTACAGGAACAGTTAGTCCTGATGGTAAGTTTTCTCCTACTACTCCTGTACCACAAGGATATACACAAGCTCAACAGATGAATACTGGTGGTGCAGCTACTCAAAAGTTTACTATTCCTAAAGTTGGTGTAGAAGCAAGTGGACAAAAGAAAGAAAGTGTAATACAGGGACAACCACCTGTAATAACACAACCCTACTTTCCCTCTGTTACTCCCGGAGAAATAACTACACCAATTTATACACCACCTACAGTATCAACAGATTCAAAAAATCCTACAGTTAATGTTGGTGGACAACAGTTAACAAAAGAACAAGTAGCTCAAGGACAATCAGATCTTACAGCAAGTGCAGTATTAAATCCTGCAGGTACAGTTGCTGCAGCTCCTGTTGCTACTATTAATCCTGATGCATCAGGCACTATATTATCAGCTACTACAGGTCAAGCATTAGGCACTGCTCCTATTGTTACTACTCCTGCACAAGTTTCCACAGCTGCTACAGCAGATAAACCCTCTGATGTTAAAGCTACCACTGCTGATCTTCAGAAAGCACAAACATCTGTTAAAGCAGCACTAGAAGGTGGTCTTGATCCACAAGCTATGATAGATAGTTTAGCTGATACACCTGCAGGTCAGTTTGGTGAACAAAAATTTAATCCTGAAACAGGTAAAATAGAAGTAAAAATACCTATGGCAGTGCCAATGGTTATGAACCCTGATGGTACTATGCCAGAGCCACAATTTGAAACTAAAGAATTTACACCTGAAGAATTTGCAGAGCAGTATGGACTTGACACTAAAGACTTTACATCAGGTGGAGTACAAGCTGCTCAAAAATTAAAACAAAAAATAGATCCTACCACTGGTAAACCTATGGTTGATGCTCAAGGTAATCCAGTTATGGAGGCCGACTTAACTAAAGAAATAGAGGGTCAGGTAAAACAAAAACAAAAAGTAGATCCTGTTACTGGTCAGCCTATGGTGGATGCTGATGGTAAACCTATTATGGAAACGTATACAGATGTATCAGGTTTACAAGCAGCTCAGATAGATCAAGCTCAGACAGTAGCTGAAATAGATGATCGTAAACTTGAAGCAGGAGAAACTGTATCAGGTAGTGCTGTTGATCAAACTAAAGTAGGAGAAGCATTTGGTACTGGTGAAGTAAAAGCTGCATCTGTACAAGATGAACTGACTACTTTAATGGGACAGTTTGAAGGAGGTAATACACCATCTTGGGCTGCAGGAGCTATGCGTAAAGCAAACATGCTGATGGCTTCAAGAGGTTTAGGTGCATCAAGTATGGCAGGTCAAGCTGTAATACAAGCTGCAATGGAAGCTGCATTACCAATAGCACAGATTGATACTGCTAATAAACAACAGATGGCTTTAGCTAAAGCAGAACAAAGAGCTAAGTTTTTACAGCAAGATTTTGATCAAGCTTTTCAAGCTAAGGTTATAAATGCATCTAAGGTTAGTGAGATTGCTAACATGAACTTTAATGCTGATCAACAGGTAGCATTAGAGAATGCTAAGATGGCACAGACAGTTGATCTGCAAAATCTCAATAATAAACAAGCATTAGTAATGGCTGAAGCTGCACAGATATCTCAACTTGAAACACAAGGTTTAAGTAATTTACAACAAGCTCAAGTAGAGAATGCTAAAAACTTTTTACAAATAGATATGGCTAATCTTAATAATGAACAACAAACAGAGATATTTAAAGCTCAAACAATAGCTAATACTATCTTAAGTGATACAGCTGCAGCTAATGCAAACGAACAGTTTAATGCTTCAAGTCAGATGCAGGTAGATCAGTTTAACAATACAATGAAAGCAAACCTTAATCAGTTTAATTCTGCACAACTTAATGCTATGAATCAGTTTAATGCAGGTGAAGCTAACGCAATACAAAAGTTTAACTCAGAGTTACAAAGTCAAAGAGAACAGTTTAATGCTCAAATGTATGCACAAATAGCACAAGCTAATGCTAAGTGGAGACAAGATACAGAAACTATTAATACTGCAGCAGCTAATGAGAGTAACTTTCAGTATGCTAAAGATGTTAATGGATTAACTAATAAAGCTATTGATGAGTTGTGGCAAAAAGAAAGAGACTTAATGAGTTATTCTTTTAATGCAGCTGAGTCTGCAAAAGATAGAGTTTTAAGTATTGTTTTAGGGGATAAAAGTCTTGAAGCAGTTAGACTTCAATTAGCACAAAAAGAAGCTGATGCAATGACAGAAAATATATTTGATATAGTGTTTGGTAGTTTTTCTCTGTTTAATAAATCTTCCTAATGCTAAATGTTATTCAGAAGTTTAATAATTATAGCTTCGTTATTATTAATATTAAAGGAAACAAGTATGGCTAGTATGTATCAAAAAGCTTATAATAAATTATTGCAACAAGGGAGTGATACTTCATATCCGGCAAGGATAGATAAATCAGCTCCACCAATGCGCAGACCAAGTGGTTTAGGTAGTAAACAGTATGCAAGTCCTGAAAGTCAAGTAGCAAGTATACCTACAGATATAGCTATATACGAAAGATTTATGGATATTAGAGAACGTAATAAAGATTTAAAAAAGTTTTATCAAAAACAATTAGAAAGTCAAATGGGTGGGTCTGATAAAGTAAGTACAGAATTTAAAGGTAACAAGTTATTATTTCAACAACTAGTTGATAAACATGAAAGTGGAGGATCTTATAAAGCTTTACTTAATAACCAAAATAAAAATAAAGATAGTAAATTTTATAATGTAGATGTAACTAAAATGACTCTAGGAGAAGTGATAAAATTTACAGGTGGTGGGAAAGAAAACACAAGTCCTTATTTGCAGCATAATAATTTACAGTATGGTCTTAATTCAAGTCCTGTTGGTAGATATCAATTTGTTGGAGATACATTAGTTGATATACAAAAAAGAGGTAATTTTGATATGGATCGTAAGTTTGATAAAAAACTTCAAGATGAGTTATTTGATTGGTACATGAGAGACACGCTTCAAGTTACTGGAGATATAGATAGTAAAATAGATTCTGTTTTAGGAAGATGGGAAGGTTTTAAAAACGCTAGTAGAAAAGATATTGAAAAAGCTATTAACGAATTTACAATGAGGGATGTAACAACACCACCAGATAAAAGTATATAGGAGAGTTTAAATGCAATTTGAAAGGGCAATTCCGGGTCAGTCTTTAACAACACCCCCAAAGAGTGCGCCATATGAAAGACCACCACAGATTTCTGATCCTTTAAAGGCTTTAGATTATCATTTAGAATTATTAAATGAGCCTAAAGCTGTTGAAGAGTTAATGTTCTTTTTAGAAATGGGTGTAGATTTAGTTTCATTAGTAGAGGGTCTTGCTCGTAATGCTGTTTTGGAAGGTATACACTCTATTGATATTAGTCTAATAATATCTCCAGTTATTCATGAGTACATAAAAGGATATGCTGAGGCTATGAACATAGATTATGAAGAAGGTTTTGAGGATAGAGATCAAGATGAAAGAATATCTTATGCTAGGAATGAGATACTAGCTAGAAAAGTTTTAAGTGAGATGAGTTCTAAAGATGATAGCGTAAGAATGCCACCACAAGAAGATAAACCTGTTCAAGAGGAAATGCCTGAAATGGATGTACCACCAGAACAACCTCAAGAACAACCACAAGGATTAATGGCGAGGACATAAGATGGTAAAATTAACTGCAGTAGGTTTAAGAAACTACATAGATAAAACAAGAGCAAGAAGAGATGCTAGAGAAGAAGCCATTATGAGTATCTATGCTAAAACTGGTGGTGTAGGACTACGTAAAATATTTGGATCTGATTATAGAAAACCTGATCAAACAGTTGACGCATTGAATATGCAAGATGTAGATACTGATAATATTAAGTATTCATCTAGTAAAGCTGAAAGTGATGCTAAGATGTTATATAAATTTGGAATGAGTGAAGAAGCTCTTGCTAGGTTTGCATCTAGTGGAGATCCTACAGTATTTAAAAGACTTTTAGATATAGTAGATAAGCAAAGATTATTATATGAAGATCAAGGTTTAACAATGCCTGAAGAGGTTATAACTCAAATAGTTGAAAAATCTACTATATCAGGACCTGCATCTAGTGGTAGAATAAATATACCTGCAATAGAAAAATACATAGGAAGAGAACTTGATACTTTGTATAAGGGAATATTAGAACAACAAGATGTTACTGCAGGATCTGTAACTTTATTTGAACCTGCTTTTGTAGAAAGTGTAACACCTAGTGATATTACATCAGCTATAAATTTATACTCAGATGGAATGATGAGTAAAGCTGTAGAAGAAAAAAGATTACTTCTTGCAGAAAAGAGTAGATTGAACAAAATTGAACAGAAAAACAGAACTGAATTTGAAAATACTCAGATAACTTTATTGAGTACTAGACTAGCTAGGATAGATGAAATTTTTAAAATGAAAAAAGAAAATCAACCTTTTGCTTTTGCAGATCTTTATGGAAACAGTTGGATAAGAGGTTTTATAGAGAGAAATCCTAAATATAAAATAGAAGATTTTCCTACAATTTACACAAATGCTGTAAACATATATCCTCAAGTGTCTAGTGATGCTATGGGATTAGCTTTGTTAAGAGCTGGAGTGTTTGAAGATGGAACTATTGTTCAACTGCCTGATGGAGAAACTGTTAGGTTAAGTATCAAATGAGAACTTTATCTTTAAATAATACTTCTGATAATATTAGAACTATATCTTTACTTGATGGTAACGAAGATCCTAAAGAAGAACATAGAACTATTTCATTAACTGATTTAGGGAATATTGATACTGTTAAAAATGAAGGCTCTATAAATTACTTTGATTTAGATAAAATTTATGAAGAGTACGGAAGAGATTTAACTAAAGAAGATATTATTAATGACGAACGTCTTATGGATATTGTTCGTACAAGTCTTGAAGGTAGATATGCACCGGGTGGTTTATTAACTAAAGGTAAAAGAGTTGCTGTGGGTTTAGCAGGTGGAGACTTTGGTGGTCTTAGTGGTAGAGATTATCGTAATATGGATGCAGAGAAAGCTTTTGAAATCTGGCAAAACTATCAGAGATCTTTTGCAGGTGGACAAACAGTAACCACTGCTAATGAAATAGCTTATACTATGGGTGCTAGTGATGATATTAAGATGAAGCTAGGATCAGGTTATAAACTATTTGATATGATGGGTAATGCTTTTACTGGTGATGGTTCTTGGGCAGAGATGGGTGACGCAATGTGGGATTACACAAAGGCAGCTGTGTATGACCCATCAACTCTATTAAGTTTTGGTTTAGGAAAAATATTTGGTTTTGGTGCAACTAAAACTGCAGGACTAGCTGCAAGAACTCTCATGATTAAATCATATCAAGACCAAATTAAAAAAGGTGTAACTAAAGCAACTGCTATGAAAACTATAAGTCAGGCAGTAAAGAAAGCATTACCTTTTGCACTAGCAGATAGTGTTATTGGAGCAGGTACAGATGTAGCTTATCAAATGCAACTAATAGATGTAGGTGTTCAAGAACAATTTAGTATGGCACAAACTGCTTTAACTGCAGCAGGTTCTATGGTTGTTATTCCTACTCTCGTTGCAGGTGGTGCTACATTTAAAGAAATAAGAAAAGCTGTAGGCAGTTCTCCAAAAAAAGAGGGTTTAGTTGCTAGGAATCTTCAACAGATTTTAGCCTACGAAGAATTTGATAAGAATCTTCTAAAGATGAGTGTTGATGATGCTGAAAAACTTTTAAAGAAAAGAGTCAAGAAAGAAACTATTAAAAAATATATAGATAGAAACTGGGGTTTATCTCAAAAAGAAAGTAGAGATTTTCTTACTTGGCATGAAATAAAAGAAGAAGCTTCTAAGAACATAAAAATAAGGGGAGAAGATTTATTTGAAGATGAAACACAACAAGCATTTTTTAGATACTTCTGGTTAGGAGATCCTGAAAAAGGAACTCAAGGTTTTTATGAAGCATTGAAAGATGCAGGATTTGTGGTTCATAAAAGTATGCAAGAAAAGTATGGAACTACTACTAAAATATTTTCACAAGCTATCAGAGATTTTTTAGATCCAGATCAAGCAAAACAAATAGTTGAAAAGTTTGAGAAAGATACAGGTCGTCAATTAAAATTTTTGACTAGAGGTGTAGAAAGACCTGATGGAACTATTGAATATAAAGTAATAAAAGATATAACATCAGATACTATAGCTGATCAGTTTGTAAAACAGACTAGTGTAGCAGGTAAAAAACTTTGGGCAGTAGGTCATCTGGCTAAACTAGAAAAAGGTCTTCGTAATAAGAAGAAGAAATTAAATGCAGAAGAGTTAACTAATATTGCTGCAGGAATAACAGATCCAAAAGCTGATCCTAAATACTTTCAGTTTACTTTATCTACTTACAAAAGATTGTTAACATCACACTTATCAACTACTGGTGCTAA